TTTTTCACAATATCACGGAGATGGTATTCGTAGAACATATTTAAAATACAAACTAACATCCGATGATAAGACTAGACTAAAAAATGCAACCAGGAGTACGGAATCAGCCACGGATTTGTCTGAAAGTGATGTTACTACTACATTCTTTGAACAAGACAATTATCTAGTCATGCCGAGTACGGTGATAAGTGTTGTCAATATTTTCCCTTTTTCAGATAAAGGTAATCTTAACTTATTTGATGTAAGATACCAATTAAGATTAAACGATTTATATGACTTTTCATCAACATCAATTATTAACTATGATATAGTTTTAAGACATTTAGATTTTCTAGACCACATTTTAGTTGGTGAAAAACCAATTAGATATCAACAACACGACAATAGATTATATGTTGATATGGATTGGGCAAACGATTTATCAGAAGATGAATATTTAATTATTGAGTGTTATCGTAAATTAGACCCAGCTACTTATTCAGATGTGTTTAATGATTTATGGTTAAAAAGATATGTTACTCAAAAATTTAAGCAACAATGGGGTGCTAACTTATCTAAATTTGCTGGTGTTACCATGATTGGTGGTGTATCACTAAACGGTATGGAAATTATGCAACAAGCTCAAACTGAACTTGAAAATTTAGAAAGAGAAATACGAATGAATTGGGAGGAACCTCCTCACCTAATTAGAGGATAACTAATATGCCTGTTAATCATTACTTTCAAGGTGGCGACGGCATAGGTTCATCAGAAGAAAAAAAACTCTTTGAAGATTTAATATTAGAGGGTTTAAAAATCTATGGACATGATGTCTACTATTTACCAAGAACATTAGTTAACCGAGATTTAATTCTTGGTGAAGATGTTGCAAGTAAATTTAACGCAGCTTATCTATGTGAAATGTACATGGATACTACCGAAGGTTTTGGTGGCGAACAAGAATTAATATCTAAATTTGGTTTAGAAATTAGAGAAGATTCTACCTTTACAGTTTCTAAACGAAGATGGAATGATTTAGTAGAAGACCCTGCTACACTAATAAAAGCAGATAGACCTAACGAGGGTGATTTAATTTATTTCCCTCTAATGAATAGTTTTTTTGAAATTCAATTTGTTGAAGACCAAGAGCCATTCTTTCAATTAGGAAACTTACCTGTTTACAAACTAAGAGTAACTAGATTTGAATACTCATCTGAGAGATTAGATACTGGCGTTTCTGATATAGACGCCGCTGAGGACAAATACTCACTTGATATGTTAAATCATCAAATGACACTTGAAGCTGAAGAAGGTTCATTGTTATTAGAAAATGATAGTGCAAGTGGTGAAAGTAATTACTTCTTACTTGAATCATACGAAATACAAACTCAATCACCTTATGCTGATAATATAGATTTAGATAATGAGGCAGGTTTTGATACAGCGTCTGTAAGTGATGACATACTAGACTTTACTGAAAGAAATCCATTTGGTGAAGTAGACTTTGGTGGATAAAAATGTTTGGCAGATATTCATATAATCAGACTTTAAGAAAAATGACTATTGCGTTTGGTCAGATTTTTAATAATATACAAATTAAAAGGAAAGATTCAAGCGATAATGTTATACAAACAATTAAAGTGCCATTAGCATATGCACCAAAAGAAAAGTTTTTAACAAGATTAGATGGACAAGCAAGTTTAAATGATAGAGAATTTGCAGTTACTTTACCTAGAATGGGTTTTGAAATAACAGGTCTATCTTATGACGGCTCTAGAAAATTAACAAGAGTACAAAAATATAGAACAGCAAAACAAAATATAGATGGTAAGGTTTTAAATTTTAATTATACTCCTGTACCATATAATATTAATTATAGTTTATATGCATTTACAGCTACTGCTGAAGGTGGTCTACAAATCGTAGAACAAATTGTTCCGTTTTTTCAACCTGATTATACTGTAACTGTAAATATTATACCAGATTTAGATATAAAAAGAGATGTACCGATTGTATTAAATGGTATTAATTATGAAGATAGTTATGATGGTAGTTTTACTACAAGAAGAGCTGTAATTTACACAATGAATTTTACAGCAAAAACATATCTATTTGGTCCAGACCAAACTCAAAAAACTATCAAAACTGTACAAGTTGATATGTACTCTGATAATGATACAACAAACAAAGCAAGAGAAGAAAGAATTACTGTACAACCAAGCCCAACCACAGCAGATTTTGATGATGACTTTGGGTTTACAACAACAATTGAAAACTTTACAGACAGTAAAAATTATGATTCTGATACTGATTCAGATGTATAAATATATGTAAAGATTTTAAACTTTAGAGGAAATAAATTATGGCAAACCCAAATATCGTTAGTGTTTCATCTATATTAGGTGGTAACGCTGGATTTAACTTGTCTAACACATTGACAGCTACTTTAATAACTGTTGACGCTGAAAAACTTGTAAAAATTAATCGTATTACTTGTGCTAATGTTGATGGTAGTTCATCAGCTGATTTAGACTTGTTCATAGATGGTTTAGGTTCAGGTGCTTCAGGAGTTACAACAACAGGTGCTGACGCTACAGTTTATCTTGCAAAAACCGTTGCTGTTCCAGCAGATACTACTCTTGTAGTTTTAGATACACCTATCTACTTAATGGAAGGTGATATTCTAAAAGGTGGTGCAAGTGCTAATAGTGATTTAGACTTGTTCGTGTCATACGAAGTTTTAGATGACGCTTAATAGATAAATTTAGGAGGCAATTAGATGTCCAGAAGTTCATCTATGAATGGTGGAGTTATTGGCGCAGACAATACACCTTCACCATCTAAAAAGATAACTACATTTACATCTAACGGATGTTTTAACCGAACAGCGACTACAGCTACCGTGATTGTAGTTGCTGGTGGCGGTGGTGGCTCTCGTGGTGGCGGAGGCGCAGGTGGTGTTCTAGTTACAGAATGTCATCCATTGCCAGCAAGTACCGTTCCTGTTACAGTTGGTGCTGGTGGAGCAAGAAGCTCAGGTGATGGTTCTTCCCCAGCCGCTCAAGGTTCTAATTCAGTATTTGGCTCTGCTACACCATTAACTGCCACAGGTGGTGGTTTCGGTGGTGAAGTACCAACAGCTAGTCCAACAGCCGCTAGAAGCGGCGGTGATGGCGGCTCAGGTGGCGGAGGCGGCGGAGGTAACCCCGCTGATGACGGAGATGGTATATCAGGTCAAGGATTTGACGGAGGCTCATCTGCTTGTTCTGCTATGGGCGGAGGCGGTGGTGCTTGTGAACAAGGTGGCGCTGGCGGAAATCAATCTGGTTGGGGTGGTAGAGGAAAAGATTTAACACCATACGGAATTCCTACTTGCATTGGCGAATGTGGATTTGTAGGAGGCGGAGGTGCTGGAGTAGGTGATAATCACCCAAGTAATCCGTATCAAACACCAGGTCAACCAGGTCCAAGAACACCACACTCAGGCGCACCAGAAGCCGCACATAAAAATATAGGTGAAGGAGGATTAGGTGGCGGTGGAATGGCACAAGTAGGATTTCCCCCACCATGTCAACAACCTCATGGTATTGCAACAAATGGTTTAGCCAATACAGGTGGCGGTGGCGGTGGTGCAAATAATCCAGGTTCAGCCCCATTCCCAGCTCCTGCTGTAGATACTTCAAAAGCAGGTGGTTCAGGTATTGTTATAGTGATTGAAGATGTTGCTGGGTCAAGTGCAAATAGTGGAATTTATGGATTACAAGCTCAATTTAGAGATACAAATAGGAGTAGTTGGTAATGCCTAGAAGTAACTCAATGAATGGTGGAATAATTGGTAAAGATAATACACCATCACCAAGTAAAAAAGTTACCACATTTACATCAAACGGATGTTTTACTAGAACGGCTACAACAGCAACAGTAATTACAATAGCTGGAGGTGGCGGAGCCTCTAGAGGTGGAGGTGGTGCTGGTGGCGTTTTAATTACCGAATGTCATCCATTGCCAGCAAGTACCGTTCCTGTTACAGTTGGTGCTGGTGGGGCTGCCTCAGCTCAACATTGTTGTAGAGCAAGTGATGGTTCAAATTCAGTATTTGGTTCTGCTACACCTTTAACTGCTACAGCAGGTGGTGCTGGTGGTGGTATAACACAACCAGGTCAATCAAAAGGAGGCGATGGCGGCTCTGGAGGCGGAGGCGGTGGAGCTAATCCTGCCTGTGCTGGCGTAGGAACTGCCGGACAAGGTTTTGATGGTGGAAGTGGATTTTCTACTGGTGGTTCTGGAAACGGTGGTGGCGGAGGCGCTGCTAGACAAGGCGGCTCAGGTAACAACGCAAGTCCTGGTGGCAGAGGAAAAGATTTAACACCTTATGGTGTGCCTACTTGTTTAGGTGAATGTGGATTTTTTGGTGGCGGTGGAGCAGGAAGTGGCGATTGTCATCCTAGTAATCCATATCAAACACCAGGTCAACCAGGTCCTAGAACGCCAATACACTCAGGTGCTCCAGAAGCTACTACAAAAAATGTTGGCGAGGGAGGATTAGGTGGCGGAGGTATGTCATCTGTTGGATTCCCTTTACCAGATTTTAGTCCGACAAGTGGGTCAACAGCAGGTCTTGCTAATACTGGTGGCGGCGGAGGCGGTGGACATTATATGTCGCCAAACGGAAGTCCACCTTACACAGCAAACACAACAGGACAAAACGGAGGTTCTGGTGTTGTTATAGTTATAGAAAGTGCCCCTGGTTCAAGTGCTAACAGCGGGATATATAGTTTACAAGCACAGTATAGAGATATAAGTAGGAGTAGTTGGTAATGCCACATTTTGCAAAATTAGATGAAAACAATATAGTTTTAGAAGTACAAGTATTTTCACAAGAAGATGTTGACGCTAACGGCGGAGATTATTCTGCTGGCGCTGAAACATGGGTTGAAAATTGGTCGGGACATAATAATTGGAAACAATGTTCTTATAATGATAATGCAAGAGGTAGATATCCTGGTAAAGGTGATTCGTGGGATAGTGCAAATGAAAAATTTAAAGCACCACAACCGTTTGATTCATGGACATTTAATACTTCTGATTACGAATGGCAACCACCTATTACTAGACCTAATAGTGAGTTTTTAATGGATGGTGAAACAAAAATTTGTAAAGTACAGGCCTGGTGGGATGAAGATGTTTACCAAGCAGATAATTCAAAAGGTTGGGTTGGTAGAGGTGGAACAATCTTGGCCAGCGGAATAGATGATGGTAGAGATTTTGAGTGGAACGGAAGTGCTTGGGTAGCTGTTTAAGAACATTATAAATAATATTAGATTATTAACAAGTGATTTATTATGAAATATCAAAGACTTTATTATTACTTTGAAAAAGCCTTATCACCTTTTTTATGTGATGAAATTATTGCTCAAGGATTTGTAAATAATCCAGATATAGCATACATTGGTGGTAAAGGTATGCCTAGAAATGATAAAGAACATAAAAATCTATTAGAAAAAAGAAACTCTAACACTTCTTGGATTACAGCGTGGTGGATAAAAAAAGAAATTGACCCTTATATTCGTAGAGCAAATCAAATGGCAGGTTGGAATTTTAATATTACTGATTCTGAGGCATATCAGTTTACAAAGTATGATGAAGGTCAATTTTATGATTGGCATACAGACGCTTTTGAAACACCACACAGAGATGGTCCTTGGCAAGGTCTTATTAGAAAAATATCAATTACAGTTTCACTATCAGACCCTAGAGATTATGAGGGTGGACTTTTAGAGTTTGCTTATCCACAACACGAACCAGATAAATGCGATTATGTAAAAGCAAGAGAAGCTATGCCTAGAGGTTCAATTATAGTTTTTCCAAGTTATACTTGGCACAGAGTAACACCTGTAACAAAAGGCACTAGACTTTCACTTGTACAATGGAACTTAGGACCAGGATATATTTAATTATGAAAAAGAAAAAACAAACAAAAAAAGAAGAAACAAGACAAGAATTTTTCTCAGAATATTTTTCTACACCAATTTGGAATACATCAATACCAGAATGGGTAGATGAACTTAATGTGGCTTGTAAACCTTATCTAGATGAAGCACACGAAAGGCACGCTGAAGCTATAAAGAAAAATAAAGGTGATGATTTTGGTTTAGTTTATCATTCAACAAATATTCAGTACGACCCTAAATTAGAAGACTTTTCTAATTATTTAATTAACACAGGTTGGAATTTGCTTGATAGTTGGGGAAACAACATGACTGATTACTCTTTATTTTTTCATTCGTGTTGGGTACAAGAGTTTGCTAAAAATGGTGGCGGACATCATAGAGTGCATATACATGAAAACTGTCATTTATCAGGTTTTTATTTTTTACAAAACGAAGATTCATCTTATCCTTTATTTCATGACCCAAGACCAGGCAAAGAAATGATGGCATTACCTCAAAAAGATGAATCTGTAATATCGCCTTCTACAAGAGTTGTAAATTATCAACCTAGACCTGGAGATTTGTATATATTCCCTTCTTATTTACCTCATGAGTATGTTGTATCAAGAGGTGGTAAATTTAGATTTATACATTTTAATATTCAAGCTGTATCTAATCGTATGTTAAATTCTAGAGAAGGAGGTATTGGCTAATGAGTTATAAAAAAAATAAATATCAAGTTATAAGAAATGCAATACCTTTATCAGTTGCAGATTTTGTTCACGATTATTTTGTAAATAAAAAACAAGTACAAAAAATCTTAGAAGACACAGGATACATTTCTCAGTTTAATTCAGATTGGGGAAAACAAACAGATGACCAATGCCCAAATCAATATTGTCATTATGGTGATTTAGTTATGGATACTATATTAGATATTCTTACACCTAAATTATCAAAACTTACTAAGTTAGATTTATCACCAACATATTCATATGCTAGAATATACAATAGAGGTGCCATTTTACACAAACATAGTGATAGATATTCTTGTGAAGTATCTACAACATTAAATTTGGGTGGTTCAGAAGTCTGGCCTATATGGTTGACAGACACAAAAGGTAAAGATATTGAGATTAAATTAGAACCATCAGATATGTTAATTTATAGTGGTTGTGAATTAGAACATTGGCGTGATGAATTTAGAGGAGATAGTTGCGTTCAAGTCTTTTTACACTATAATGATAAATCTCATAAAGAATGGGAAGATAATAAATATGATGGTAGATTGTGTTTAGGTCTACCAGCAAAGTTCAAAGGTGTCAAATTCAAAGTTAATTAAATATTTTAACTATAAATAGTATAAATAGTTAGTAATCAAGTTAGGAT